CCGCAAATCCAAAGTTTGATATGTGGAAGCCCGATTATTCTGCAACTCCTACTGGTGGCGGTCAAACAGGTAAGCAATCAGCAACGGGAGAGTCCAATATTGCAGATTCCAAGTTCTATGTAATGAATTCAACATATGAAGTTTGGAAGTGTCTATACAATGGAGAAACTCCTGCTAATCCATTAGGACAAAACGCATCAGAAGAACCATCAACTGCAAGTGGAAACTATAACAGTGGCACTGGTCTTTATACAGAAGCAACTGGAGCTGGTTACATTTGGAAGTACATGTATACTATTCCAACTTCAGATGTTCTTAAGTTCTTGTCCTCGGACTTTATGCCAATTGTTCTTGCATCAGATCCTTCCAGAATTGGTGTAGTATCACAAGTCGTTGATGGAGCTATTGACGCGGTATTGATTGAGGATGCAGGTGCTAATTTACCATCATCCGCAACACTTTATGCTGGTATCCAAGGAGACGGAACTGGTGGTGTAGTAAGATTTGTAACTAATGGTGCTGGAACTATTACTTCTGCTTCTGTGCAGTCTCGTGGATCTGGATATACATATGCAAATGTTCTTCTTTCTGATGGATTTGTCTTTAGCGACTCTGGTCTAACAAGCACGGTTAGTGTAGGAAATTCTGCTACTGGAGCAATCGAAGCAATTCTTCCTCCAGAAGGTGGTCATGGATCAAATCACGAACAAGAACTTAATGGTAAGCGCGTGATGACAAATGTTCGCCTCACCTATGCTGAAGGTGATGGTGACTTCCCAGTCGATAATGACTTCCGCAGAATTGGTCTTCTAAAAGATCCATACAAAGAAGGAACTACAACATTTGAAGATAGAAGTACGGTTTCTGGTCTAAAAGCAATCAAGATTAGTGGTGCTACTGCAGATTATATTGCAGATGAAAGAATCGAGCAAGTACAAGGTTCTGAGACAGCATATGGAACTGTTGTTTCTTGGACTCTCGATGAAGGATCTACCACAGATGGTGTACTAAAATACTACCAAACTAATACTGAACATGCATATCAAGGAGAGGTAAGAGATTTCGCTTCCAATGGTGCTCAACCAATTACTGGTGCTCAATCAAATGCCTCTGGATCTGTAGTTACTGGATTCAGTGGATCACTTCTAGGTTCTACTTTTGCTTCTGGTTTAGCAAATAGTGATATTGAAAATAATTCAGGCGAAATCATTTATATTGAGAACCGTCGTCTAATCACTCGTGCTCCTGACCAGATTGAAGACATCAAACTTGTAATTGAATTCTGATCTCTAGATTACTTCGCTAAATACTAGGGACAAGATGCTAGTATTTGGCGGAGTACGATGCCACAGAAGACTAACCTTAATGTAAATCCTTACTACGACGATTTCGACGCAGATAAGAATTTTTATAAAGTACTATTTCGCCCTGGATATTCCATCCAAGGACGTGAATTAACACAACTCCAATCAATTTTACAAAATCAAATTGAGAGTTTTGGAAAATACTCTTTCAAGCAAGGCGAACTTGTAATACCTGGAGAAGTTAGTCTCAATACGAAACTAAACTATGTAAAATTATCTTCAGTATCCGAAGTAGCGGTAAATGAAGATAATAATATTGTATATAAAAAATATGATATTACACAACTGATTGGTCAAACTGTTCAAGGTTTGACTTCTGGTGTTGAAGCAGTGATTCTGTCTGTAAATTTAGCGACAGATTCTAGTGCTGATACTCTTTATGTAAACTATATTACCAGTGGAAATTCTAGTGAAGAACTTACTTTTAGACAAGGAGAAACTCTGGAAGTAGTTGATGGAGTAAATACTCCTCTAATGGTTGTAGGTACTGATGGAAGCGTTCTTCCAACTAGTATTTCTGTCACGAATCCAAATACAAATCAAACTATTACATTAGAAAGTCCAGCAATGGGATATGCTTCTGGTGTAAAGGTGGAAGAAGGAATTTATTTTGTCAATGGTTATTTTGTAAAAAATCAAGAAGAGCTTTTAGTTATTGATTCATATTACAATAGACCTTCTGCAAAGATTGGATTTACTATTGTAGAAGATATTGTTACACCAGAAAAAGATTTATCACTATATGATAATGCTATTGGTTCTTCAAACCAAACTGCTCCTGGAGCGCATCGTTTGCGAATTCAGTTAGAACTTAAAAAGTTTGAACTAAATGAAATTACTGATAAGAATTTTATTCAAATTATTACAGTATCACAAGGAGCAATTCAAAAGAAAGTAACAGCAACAGACTACAATTTATTAGAACAAACTCTTGCTAGAAGAACATATGATGAGAGTGGTGATTATGTAGTAGAAGATTTTTCTGTCAATATTAGAGAATATTCACAAAGAAATCAAAATAACGGTGTCTATTCTGCTGATGAGTTTGGATTGTATAATGGTCTTTCTGAATTAGAAGCATCCAGAAAGATGATTGCCAGCGTTGGTCCTGGTAAAGCATATATTAAAGGATATGAAATTGTCAATAAAGAAACAAAATTTTTAGAACTCAATAAAGCAAGAGAAAGTACAAGTTCTGAAAATGTTACTGTCAAAGCAAGTGGACTTCCAACATTCAATATTACTAATGTTTTTGGAAGTGTTCCTCTAAACAAAGAAGGTTCTCAACTAACTGCTTATCCAACAATCTTTTTATCAAACTTATTTAATGACGGATATGTAGGTTTGAGTGGAACTGAGTCTAGTGATAACTATAGAAGTTCTATCAGTAGAAGAGGTCAATTTTTTGATTCTAACATTGGAATCAAAACTATAACTCTACAGATTGTTGATGATGATTATGCAATTGAAACAATCAATGCAAATGATCTAGAAAATACATTTGCCAATCTTTGGTATGTAAGAACAAGAGCAGCAGAAAATATTGTTGACTCTGTTGAAGTACTGTCTTTTACTAAGGTTTATAAACCAGCAATAAATCCAGCACAAGGAGAATCTGCAAAATACTTAGAAATTACTGTTGCTGGAAATAAAAAAGACTTAGAAAATGTTTTAGTGGAATATGATGAGACTTCATTTAATAAAAGGAGAATTTTATTTTTATCAGAACAAGATGCAACTGCAGATGAAGTAGTTCTCAATGCAAGTGAAATAATACCAGGAAGACAATATAAGATTGTATCTGCATCAAATACCAACTGGACTGAAATTGGCGCAGACAGTCCAGATGAAGGAACAGAGTTTGTTGCTAATAATACAACACCAACTGGTCAAGGAACAGTTATCGATTTATCAGCTTCTAAGTTTGCTGAGATAATCGATTATAGTGATACAATTACTCCTGTTATAGGAACAATAAAACCAAATAATTTCTACTTGCAAGAAAGAGGAGATGGATTCAACCCAGACTCCGATATCGTTCTTTCTAAAGGTGTATTAGATCAAGGTGGAGAAGCATATAATGCAAAGTATGCATTGTCTTATTTCGACCCACAATTCTACACTAAAATTATTTTAGATACTATTATAACACAGGGAACTTATGATGTAGGTGAATATGTTTATGGTCTGACTAGCAAAGCATATGGAGTCGTAGAAGGTGCATCCAATGGTGTTTACTCAACAGGGAATATTCTTTTCATAAAAACACTCTCTGGAAAATTCATTCCAGGAGAAACAATTAGAGACGAATCTGGTAATCTATTAAACATTGCAAAAGAAAATACAATTTCTCATTTGATAGTACAGAAGAGAGGAAACGGATATCCTTCTACCACTAAGATAAGAATAAATGGCATTCTCTATAACGAGAGTCAGATTTTAGTTGGTCGTTTAGGTCAATCAATTTATAAGGTTGATATTTTAGACAAAGCATCAGTATCAGAAGAATATACAATTCCACCTGTAGTGACTTTAGATACCGATGGAGCAACAGTTGCTGAGCAAGCTGTTATCGTACCAGTTCTAAACAGAAATACTGTAACTACGTATGCACCAAATAATGTAAAATCCATGGGATGTAATTATGGATCTGGTGGAATTAATACATTTACAGCAGATGTAATATTAGATAATAAAGATTATGCAAATCTTTCTTCTGTAACTGATTTTACTTTCTTTGGTTCCAAAGGAAATAAGTTTTTAGAATCTACAAGTTTCAATTCTGATGCTAGTTCGGTTGTTTCTCAGGGAGATTTAGTACAGTTCTCTGATGTAGATAACAATGTTATTAGAGGTGTAGTGCAATATGCTACGGTACAAAAAGGATCATCTAAAACTAGAATTTATCTAGATGAAACTTTATATGCCGATGTAAATAATACTAGTGTTGTATTGTTACGTCCAAAAGTACAGAATATAAATTCAGGAACTCTCCTTTTCCCAACAGGAGGAAAAGAAGTAAAACAAATTTCTACTGGCGGTGAAGATAGCAAAATCAAATATTATTTCCGTAGAGACTTTGTTGCCGCTGGATCTACTGGTGGAGGTATTATTACATTTGCAGCACAACTTCCATTTGGTACTCAGAGATTTACAACTTTCAATGAAAAGAATTATGTAATCACTGTTCTTAATAAGAATGATGCAGACTTAGTTGAAAACGGTGATCTGATTTACATTGATCCAGACAGTGTTAGTATTGTATCATCTACAGACACTGCGAGTGGATTAACATCAGGAAGTCTATCGATAGAATTGCCATCTAGTTACTTCAATACAAATGTATCATCAATTGCAAACTTTACAGCACCAGAACTAAAACTTACTGCAACTGTAGAAGTAGAAAATGCAAAACCAAGACTAAAAACAGCAATCGAGAATAAAAGAATTGTAGTTGATTCTTCTGGAGATAGAGTAGTTCCACTTAGAGGAACAAATTATGATAGCGATGTTGTGGAAAAACTATCATATTCTGACGTTTATAAGATAAGATATATCTACGAAGGTACAAGTACGCAACCACCAGAAGTTGATAACTCAGGCAATCTTATTTCTGGAAAAGATGTAACTAATAGATTTACCTTTGATGATGGTCAAAGAGATACAATTTACGATGTTTCTAGGATTGTAATCAGACCAGGATTTGAACCAACCGTTGGACAACTAATTATTGGATTTGATTATTTTGAACATTCTCAAGGTGATTTTGCAACAATTGATAGTTACTTACATGAAGCGGGTGTATTAGAAGATGAAATTCCTACATTCAATTCATCAGTTCTTGGAAATATCAATCTAAAAAATGTTATTGATTTTAGACCAAAAGTAAATTCAAATACTATTGTTCCTGGATATCAGGACACTTCATCTTTAGAAATAACTACTAGTAATTTCACTGGATCTGGATCTGTTGTTTCTAGCACTCCTGCGCCAGATGCAAATTTAGAGTATACGTTCTCATTTAGTCAAGTAGAGTATCTTGACAGAATTGATGGTATTTTCTTGAACAAGAGAGGCGAGTTTGTTGTCAAAGAAGGTAACTCTTCATTGAACCCATCCAAACCAGATGACATAAAAGATGCTATTCCATTGTTCTATGCTTACATTCCTGCTTTTACGCCAAGCAGCAAAAATGTAAGAATTACTCCAGTTGAACATCGTAGATATACGATGAAAGATATTGGAAAATTAGAAAAACGTATTGAACGTTTAGAATATTATACAACATTGAGTATTTTGGAGCAACAAGCTCTAAACATGCAAATCAAAGATAGTGTTGGTCTTGATAGATTCAAGAGTGGTTTCTTTGTGGATAATTTTGAATCTCATAGTATTGGGTTCCTATCATCTCCCGATTATAGATGCTCTATTGATAGTAGACAATCTGTATTAAGACCACAATCAAAAGAAGATTCAATTGATCTAAAAGAACTATACACGAGAGAAGATCAAAGAACAGTTGCTGGTTATAAGAAATCTGGTGATATTGTTACGCTTCCATATACTGAACTAAAACTATTAGGAAATGATTTTGCTTCTAAAACTATCAATCCAAATCCATTTGTAGTATTTCAATATGTTGGAGAGGGACATCTTTCTCCACAAATAGATCAATGGTATGCCGATACTATTGAACCATTAATTATTGATACAAATACAAATTTGTATAATATTTTCTTAGCAAAAGAAGATCCAAAAGAAAGTTTGTCTAGTTTATACAATTCATATATTGTGAATTGGGTAGGAACCTCTACTGCTTTCACTCCAATAAATTCATTAGGAGAAAACAATCTACTAATCTCTAAGTCTTCTGTACAGGTTGCTTCAGTTGGTAGTAGTTCAAATGTAAGTCCACAAAATAATGATCTCGCAAAAGGTGTTGTATCTAAAAAAATTGGAGAAAACATTGTATCATCTTCGCTACAATTCTTCGCAAGATCAAAACCAATCAAGTTTGCTATAGAGAGACTAAAACCAAATACTAATATTTCTGTTTTCCTAGAAGGTAGAAATATCAATCGTTGGGTAAATCCAGACTTGAGATTTACTGGAATTGCTGGTAACTCTTTATCTGCTTTCAATGGTCAAATAAAAACAGATAGTAATGGAAATGCAAGTGGGTTGATTCTACTTCCATTTGGTTATGCACCAAAAGAAAATTCTTTATGGGGAGGTGATATCTCTACTGTAGACTATGATACATCTTCCGAAGAATTGAAGTTTACTACAGGAGAACTAACATTTAGATTTACATCCAGTAGCACAAATGAAGATAAGACATCTGTAGATAGTTATGCAGAAATTAAGTATTATGCTTCTGGTATACTTCCTCAAAATCCTTCAAGTATTATATCAACAAAACCTTCATACTTCAAATCAAATGAGGGTGTTCAATTTGTTGACAGCAATACTGATAATCCCATAAAACCAAATCCCCTTGCACAAATATTCAAAGTTGAAAATTATGAAGGTGGAGTTTTTGTGACGGGATTGGATTTATTCTTCAAAGAAAAGAGTGCTACTATTCCCGCAAGAGTTTATTTGACAAATGTAAATTATGAAAAACCAGCAAAAAATATAGTTCCTGGAACAGAAAAATCATTATCTCCAGAAACATATTTGAAGTGTTTCTCTACAGGATCTGTTTCTGTCAAAAAAGATGAGTACATAGTTGGATCTACTTCTGCTGCTTCTGGACCAATCTCCAGAATAATTGATAAGAATGGAGTAGAGTTAGTTGCAAATGCACAAGGAATTTTCTCACTAACAAATGAGCAAGTATACACATTAGTGTTATCCAACCATAATGGAAAGTCGTTCCGTCAAAATGAAGATCTAGAAGTTCCTTCAATTACTACAGCAAATGCTGCAAATGGAACTTCACTCAAATTAAAAATTGCAAAAGATAGCGGAAAACTCTCTGACATTATTATTAAAGAAACAGGATCAAATTATGACAGTGCTGTTCTTACTATAGAAAGTCCACAACTTCCTGGTGGATCAGTAGCAACTGCTCAAGTTAGTGTTTCCAATGGAAAAATTTATAATGTAGATGTTGCAATTTCTGGTTTTGGATATACCGAAGCACCATCAGTTGTCATCAAAGGCGTCGGTAATGGCGCTGGAGGATGCGTAATTGAAACTTTGATAGAGATAGATACCCCAGCAGTTAGAATGGGCATAGCAACCGATTTCGAAGGTCTCACAGAGTCTACTACACCAACTAACTTTATGTTCGATTATCCAGTTTATTTGGAAAATAATACAGAATATGCGTTAGTAATAGAAACAGATTCTACTGATTATAAACTCTGGTCTTCTAAGTTAGGAGAAACTGATATTTCAACTAGTACTGTTATTACGAGTCAACCATCACTCGGATCTTTATACAAATCACAAAATACAGAAAATTGGACAGAAGATCTAGATCAAGATCTAAAGTTCAATATGTATCGTGCCGAATTTGATATCAGCAGAACTGCTGAGTTGTTATTGAAAAATTCCCCACTTAGATATGAAAAATTAACTGCAAATACATTTGAAACTGATGCTACTGCTGGATCCACTGCAACTTCTACCTTGTTTAGAGGAAATTCTAATGTAGTCAAAGTAAATCATAGAGATCATGGATTTGACGGAAATGGAAATTCATATGTATTTTATAGAGGATCTGGATCAGTTGGTGGTTTGAATTCTTCAGTATTCAACACAAATCTTTTCCAAGTTACAAACTCTGGAATTGATTCTTACAATATAATTGTTCCTGGAAAAGCATCTTCAAATGATATTGCAGGTGGTAATAACTTATATGCTGCTTACAATAGAAAATACGAAACTCTATATCCACAAGTTAGATACATTACTGTTTCTGGAACAAAACTAGAAACTTTCGTAAAAACCACCAACATTGTTCCTGTTGATTCTACATCAACTAATTACTCTTCTTATTCACAAAATGATTATGAAAAAACATTCTTGAATGAAAGTCATTATTTTAACAATCAAAAAGTTATTAGTTCTCCCATAAATGAAATTCTCAACAATATTGATGATTCTTTAGTTTACAAAATAAATCTGACATCTGATGTTTCATACTTGTCTCCAGTGATTGATTTGTCTAGCTGTTCAGTAAAAACTGTTTCTAATAGAATTGAAAATCCTGTTGGTACAGAACAAAGATATGGAAGGCAGAATCAAATTCTGGAATTTTATCCAGTTTACACATTTGCTCTTGCAACTAACACACCAGACATTACTTACACAAATAACAAGAGTGTAAAAGGAGTTTCTTCTGAAGCTGCTGGTCAAATAGTCAAGATTGATGGAACAAATGCATTTGTAAAATTAAAAACAAAACAAGGATTTATTCAAGGAGAAGAACT